CAACGATGGCCCCGCGGGATTATATTAACTCCTTAGAGACCCCGAAGCGAGCGTTTGCCAATAACTCGAGAGAGTATTCCAATTTCTTTGCAAAGGATTTGTGATGACGAAGATACAGTGAGACTGAGTACTCGACTGACGGGCTGATAATAATCTCTTTTAGTATCCTACCAACCGGCCAGTAACGAGCTAACAACGTCCCGATTCCCAGCAGAGTTGAATCCAACTGGGGAACCACGTTGTGATTTATCTTCACGAAGCGTTTCACGTTCTCCTGTGACGTGTCGAGAAGCGATGCGAATTGGTCAGCCTCACTGGGAGTGGTGCTGGTCTCATAGAACCTGAGAGTATCAGCGAGAGTGTCAACGGCACTTGCTACCGTATAAGCATCTCTGGCCTGTGCTCCCATCATAATGAGCCAATTGGCGCGGAACTCGGGGTCGGGCAGGTTCGCGAGAATTCGTCCTAGCGTGGAAACGTCGAATCGGGGGAAGAAAGGGTCACGTTGAAGGGGAGCAAAGACTTCAGCCAAGCTCTCCCTAAACATACCCTCCCTACTACCGAAACCGAATCGCGCTCCAAAGTCCGTCAAATCAGGGGACAACCCACCGATTACTGCGAACGGCACCTTCCCATCGGAGCACGTCAGCGAGTATGGTACGTCATTCCCATATTCGATCTTAAGACCGGAGAGCCAGACGAACTCCTTGAGTTGCAGCATATCCGCCTGAGGAGCAGGGGTACATAGCAGCTCAATGAAGCCTCGTTTGTTATCAATGATCATCGCGCCCGTTTTACCATAGTCCGAAAGACCCTTCTCTACAGAGACCTGGATAGAGTTAGCGTAGCGAAGACGTTCCGTCTTCTTTGTTACCTTTCTACTAACCAGCCAGTCCAAAGCCCTGTCGGAGGCCTCGATTCTGTCTTGCGCAAGGAAGCTCTTTCCATAGCGCACGCCAGCTTCAAGGGCTGGCATGTTCTCGATAGTTAACTCCCTACCCTTGAAGAGACGCGCAACTCCTACCTGTGACAGGCGTGATACGAGCGAATTGACTTTCTCCCTCAAAGGGTTAGAAAGCGTCAACGCTATCACGGGGTCGACAGACCCTCCGGGGAGGGTACCTGGCATAACTCCAACTCCACCATAGGTGCGAGGCGTGTAGTACAGGTTTAGGGGAAGGTTGAAGCGCCAGGACGGTTCCTGATCACGTTTCTTGCCAAGCTTGGAGTTCGACTGTGCTCCAGGATAAAACTCGCCTCGATAGGAGAGTGTTCTCTTGGAGTTCCAGAAGAAGAAGCATAGCAGTTGAGCTACGTGAGGAAGCATACCACGGGGGATGGCCTCGAAGATCTGAGCACAGTAAATCTGAGCTGACGAAACTGCGTCCTTATCGAAGTTATTCCGCTCCGCAGTCATGTAGCCAATCGTACCGGGACGTGGCATGTAGACTCCGAAGATAAACATCTTCCTAAGGTATTCGCACGCGAATCGTCGAAGCATCGACTTAAGGTCTGATCTCCCGAAGCCGTTCTGACGCGCCACCTCGGTGCTGGTTGAAGCCAGCAACTTGTGGGTCTCAGCGGTATAGAGAGAGGGGTCTTGGATTGTCCAGAATCGGATCATATCATCACCCTGATACAGGGCGAACAAGTTCCTGAATGCGGTGCGAAGAATCGGAATTCGCATCAGGGCATCGACGGTGACCTTACCGTTGACCTTGTTGTTGATATTACCTCTACTTATGGTATCGTGTTCACCAGAGTTAAGCTGGTTGGTCGTGAAGATCTTCTCAGTGTTTCCAACTCTGAGAGAGAACTTCGCCTGGGGCATCCTCTTCCACGGCGCAGTGACCATGTCGATAAGAGACCCCCAACCAGCACCCCATTCCTCATAACCGACGTGCTTCTCGAGACCCTCAATCACACCGTCGATCATGTCGTTCAGCGTGTTAATTTCAGTCTCTGTTACATCGTAACTTGAAAAGTCACTGCAGTCGATGAGGAACTTACCCGTTCCAGTGGCGTACATGGACATCGCGTGATTGCCCAACAGATTCGAGCTCTCTTTAGTAACAGAGAACTCGGGCTGTTTGGCCATCCACCTGAGTAACTTAGATGCGAAGTAGCCCGCAGCCAAGTGCACACTCAGTGGAATCATGAAGATAACACGCTGGTCCTTTCCACCAGGAACGGTCCGGAAGGAGATCATACCAGGGTTCGCCTCCGAAAGCGCGGCCCTGACCTCAGCGGGGTCAAGGTGGCGCTTTGGGTCGATCCAAAACTGTAAGATTTTGGACTTTAGAGAGACCTCCTTCACTTCACCATCAAGCAGAAGCTTCGTGATAGTCGGGGCCACTCCGGCGTGGCGTGATGTCAGAAAGGAAGTAATTCCTGCGACATACGCCCTGTACGATTCCCATTTACTGCCGAAAGTGCGATCCATGTCCGCAACCACCTCTGTCCACGTTTTCCTCAACTCTTCTGAGAATTTAGGATTCGTAGGCATTGGGTTGGAGGGACCGGTCAGGTACTTCTCCACAGTTTTGGACTTGTCTGCTCTCAAGTAGCCGGCAAGTCCTTCAACTGTGTTAAGCATACAGAAGCAGCGCTGTGTGTCCGTATTAAACGGAGCAGAGAGCAGCGCCTTATGGAGACGAGCAGATCGCGGAACGAGCAAGTTTAACTCATTCAGATCCTCTTCGATCTCTTTCCTGTAGGCAGAATAGGCAACCGAGTCGTTGCCCAGGGTCCTGATCTCCGTTCGAAAGAACTGGAGGATCGAGTCTGTCGGTTTTCCGATAGGGTTAGTCTGATAAGCATTTCCCGACGTAGTCGTGGAAAAGGCAAATAGACGCGCGGATGCAGCAAGCTTCTTGTGCTTCGGCACGTTGACCCATGGGTTGTCAAAGAAGAAAGAAATGATGTCAAAGAACGCCTCCTCGTCATAGACGAAGTGCTTTCCGAAATGCATCAAACTCGCGTGAGCGAGAAGGAGACATCTAACCGGCGCCATAGCGTCGTTCGAAAGCAGTTTCTTCGACCCAAATTCACGTAGCATGATGTCGCCACGCTTATCTTCGTGAAACGCATCCATCTCACCCCCAGTAACAAACTTAAGATAGTACTTAAGCTTCTGGATGTAGGGGTTCGTGTTCCAGGAGGCGCCGTACACACAGTAAAGTATGAAAAGCGCCTTCGGGAACTTAACGAAGTGATAGATGTTAGTTTCACTCTTGACACGATGCAACACCTTGTCCAGCATGTCAGCTGGCAACTTGGTGAGATCGTAGGGTTGTAGTGTCGCAGCCTTCAAAGACTGCTCATCCCATTTTGCATATTGGACGGCAAACGGCACATCAGGTACGTTACGGAAGATCCATTTCAATCCGCTGCTGTATGTTTGACCATCCCAAAAGGATGCTAACTGGTCACACTCGGTACTTAGATCGGAGTGAGCACCACTCACGATCGTCCGCCGAATGAGCTCTACCAGAGCATCAGTATCCAT